TTGCGGTGGAGCGATCGCTCCCACCTGCAGCGCCCCACTCGGGATGATCACGGTGGCGGGCGGCGGCGCCGCCGACACCGCCGGTGCGGTCAAAACAGACGGCGGAGCCGTGGCCGGCAGCGCCGGTGGCGATGCCGGCGCCGAAGCCGCCTCGGCTTTGCCGGGCGGCACCGAAACGGCTGGCACCGTGGCGACCGCGGGCGCGACGATCGGCCGCGCCGCACCGGGTTCCGGCGCGGCACTGATCGTGCGTTCGCGGGTCGGCGCCGGTGCCGTGGTCTCGTTGGGCCGGTCCGTCGCTGCACGCGGTGGCGACGACGTCACGTCGGGCGCGATGCTGGGTGCTGTGCGGGCCGCCTCCGGCGCCGCCTCGGCGCCAGCCGCGCGGACCGCCGGCAGCGTCGGTGCCGGAATGCGCGCCGCGGCGCGTGCGCTGGCCAGCGCCGCCTGCGCCGCGGCGGCAAGTTTGGTCAATCCCAGCGAGGTCGCATCGATTGCGCGGTCCACGTCGCGCAGGTCGCGCTGGACGATTGCGAGTCCCTCGGAGACGCCGTTCTGCAGCGCCAGTGTGATGCCGATCGTGTAGGCGTCATCCATGCGCGCTATTTCCTGAAAGTAACGGGGGTCTGGGGCCTCAGGCCCCAGCGGGGTCCAGGGGCGGAGCCCCTGGCCTTAACACCGCCGCCACTTGCTCCCCGACCCTGCGCGCCAGTTCCGGCCCCAGCGCCACGGCCGCCGGCGCCAGAAACGGCCGTGGCCGCAACCGCGCCGTGCCGCGTTCCTGGAACACCGCCACATCGCTGGTGCTGCCGACGATGGCGGAGCTCGCATCCGCCTGATGGCCGATGCTGTCGCGCAGATCGCCGGTGCGAAGCCACGGCGCATCGTGTTGCCCGCCTGGCGGCTCCGAGAGTGCCGCCTTCACCGCGGTTTCGAGCCGCGTCGCCGCGTCATCGAGTGCCTGGCGGCAGATCTCGCCGAGATCGATGCGCGCCAGGTGGTCCGCCAGTACTTTCGGCGTCATGTCCAGCTCCGCGTCGTCCAGTCGTAAGTGCCGCCTTCCAACGTGCCGAATGCCACGACCCAGGCCTGGCGTTCGTCGTCGGGCAGCGAGAAGGCGACGTCGAACGGCACCCCGCGCCTGATCAGATAGAGGCAGTCGATCAGGTCGGGGTGCCGGCTGAGTTTCCCGCGACGTCCTCCGCTGCCGGTGCGTCCGGTTTCAGCGCCGCCGCAGCGGCGGCGATCCCGGCGTCGCCGAGCCGCGAGACGATGCCCTCGATATGCTGCTCCGTGCTCGGCGCCGGGATCGGCACGTCGTCGATCGCGGTGACGGAGGCCGCGATCATCGCCATGCCGAGATAGGGTGCGTTCTGTGCCAGCACCGGCCCGACCGCCTTGAACAGCCGCAGCCGGTCGAGCGCGTTGAGGCGGCGCAGCGTCAGCGTGCGCCCGGTCGCATCGGCCACCGTGACGGTGGCCGATGCGGCGGCGACGATTCGGGCCGAGGGCGTATCCACGCGCGGCTCAGATCCGGGTGCGGCGGGCGGCGAAGAATTCCAGCTTCTGCTTGACGCTGGCATCGCCCTTCCACGCGCCGGAGCTGGTCAGCTTGAACACCGCGCTGTCGAACTGATAGGTCGAGGTGCTGCCGTCGGTCTCGGTCACGTACTGGTAGAGCGTGCCGTACGCCATGCTGCCGCCGGTGTAGTAGGCCTGCTCGGCCTTGGCGACGAAATCGTCGACCGTGCTGTCGCCGCGTTCGATGTCGAAGCTGCCTTCCCAGCCCTTCGGCAGCTCGGCCGCGAGCTGGGTGCCGTCGAGGCGGTCGACGCGAATCGGATGCGTCACCTGCTTCGCCTCGAAGCCGGTGACGTGGCTGATATCGACGCGGCCGAACGGTCCCATCAGGACCACCTGGCAGTCGCGCCCGAGCGAGAAGTTCGTAGTAGCCATCGGGCTGTCTCCTTACGTCGCCGCCTGGCCGGTCGGCAGGGTCTGGCGCTGGACGGTGACGGTCTGGCCGCCCTCCACGTTGACGATGAACTTCTCGTTGATCGCCTGGTATTGCACCTGCGTGTCGGACTGCACGTAGCCGAGGCTGGTGCGCGACAGCGGGTTGTTCGAGGTGTCGCAGATCACGCTGAACGGCAGCGAGCCGTCCGTGCTGCCCAGGATGCCCTGGCCCAGCAGGTTCTGCAGGAACGAGAGCTGCGTCGCACGGATGCGGCGGAACAGGGTCGCGTTGATCACCTGCCCGACATAGAGCCCCATGCCGGCGGCGAGCGTCGCCGCGATGTAGTTGGTCAGCCGCGTGTAGTTGTCGCCGTTGGTCGCGGCATTCGACGAGGAGTTGTGGCCGCAGCGCACGCCCCAGTAGCTGCCGCCCGGCTGCGGGTTGCTGATCACGTCGATGCCGGCCTGGAACAGCGTCTGCAGCTCGGCGCTGCTGTAGCTGGTGTTCTGCCCGGAGCCCGGCAGGCCAGATTTCTGGCTGCCGATCACGCCGTAGAGCTGCTTGTTCAGGCTCGACTGCTCGGGCGAGAGATTGGCCAGCCGCCCGGCGACGAAGCCCTGCGGGCTGACCAGGCGCTGCACGTTGTTGGTGGCGTCGTTCCACCACATCCAGTCGCCGAACATCAGCTTCGCGGCGTAGCTGTCGAGGCCGGCCGACTGCTTGACGCCGATCGCGTTGGTGATCGTGTCGCCCGACGGGCCGGTCAGGATCATGTAGACGCCCTCGGCCAGGCCGAACTGCGCCTGCAGCGTCCAGGTGGTCGGATCGTCGCTGTCGGCCAGCACGCCGATGCCGCAGCCCTGGCCGCGCAGCGCATACAGGCCCTGCCGCGGCAGCGTGTCCTGCCCCATCAGCGTCTGCGCCGTCACGCCGGTCGCGCCATCGGTGCCGTTCAGCAGCGTCTGGTTGGACAGGGCGGCCGGCGTCGTGCTGGTCGCGGTGCCGAGCGTCGCGACGCAGAGCTGCGACGGGCCGCGCATCGGCCCGGTGCCGAGATTGACCGCGTTGGCAAGATTGCTCCACAGCCCCGCCGGCGTCGGCGCCGGGATGTTGTCGAACACCTCGGGCGTCAGCCCCGGGAGCGACAGCGTCAGCCGCCAGGTGTTGGCGGCCGAGCCCGGCGCCAGCGTGAGCGCGATCTGGTTGCCGAGCGAGCCGGTATAGCGCGCCGTCAGCAGCAGCGGATAGGCGTTGCTGGCGTAGAAGATCGCATAGCTCGCGGCGACGTCGCTGCCGTCGGTGACGCGCACGCAGCGGAAGTCCGACGCGCCCTGCTGCACCGCGGTCGCGACCTGGGTGCCCAGATCATACTTCCGGGCGATCACCGGCCCGAAATTCGCCGCGTAGTCCGCCATGGTGGCGGCGATCACCGGCTGGTTCACCGGACCCCAGGACGCGGTGCCGACCATGCCGACCACGTTGGTCGGCACGCCGTTCAGCACCAGGTTCTGCGGCGGGACGATCTGGACGTAGAGATCGGGAACGATCAGCGCGGTGGTGTTGATCGAGCCGGCCTGAACGATAGGCATGGATCAGCCCTCCTTCGTCGCCGACGACCGCAGCACGCGCACGACATGCGCCGCCTGCTCGCCCTGCAGCACAGTCTTGATCGCGTCGGCGTCGGTGATCACGTCACCGCGCTGGAACGACCCGAAGGGCCGCACCACGACGAGGGTGAACTCCATGATGTTCTCCGTCAGCAAAGGATCGGGGTGCCGTTCAGCACCAGGTCGCCGAACAGCATCGACGGCTGGGTTACAGCCTGCGTGGTGGGGTATTCGACCGTGTAGAGCAGGTCGCGGCGATACAGCGACGCATCCTGGCTCTGGTCATAGCTTGCGGTGCGCTGGAACCGGTGCCGCCCGGTGCTGCCATCGGCCAGCTTGATGAAGCGCGCGGCGCTGAGCGCACTGTCCACCAGCGAGCAGACCTGGTCGCGCAGCGCCGGCGTCGGGCACCAGGCGGTGATGCGAAACACCTGCTCCTGCCGCCGGATTTCGAGCAGCGACGGCGCATCCGCGACGGTGCGGACCAGCATCTCGCCGGCGCCCGGGATGGTGACGGTCGCGCCGCTCAGGGTCGCCACGCGGTTGGCCTGGATCTGCGTTGCGAGATTGGCGGCAACGGATTCCGGCGTGTCGCCGTCCACGGTGCGGTAGGCATAGGCCTGGCCGTCGACCAGAATGCCGGCGAGCTGCCCGGTATCCGCGCTGCCGGCGAAGGTCGCGACATTGCCCGCAAGGCTCGCGGTCAGCGTCGGCGGCACTGGATTGGCCTGCCAGTCCTCGGCGAAGCGCGTGGTGTTGCGCATCTCGCCCTCGGCGGGGAAAACGGTGATGTTGACGTAGCCGGCGGCCAGGTCCGCATCGAGCGCCGCCGCATTCGGCCAGCCGCGATAGATCCGGCAGGTGACGCCGATCGCCGAGGCGGCATCGGTGCCGTTCGGGTAGATCGCGCCGGTGATCACCGAAACCAGCGAGTTCTCGACATCCGACTGATCGGCCATGTCAGGTCGCCGTCTGCTGCATCATCAAGCGCCAGCCCAGCGTCGTCTCCTCGGCCGCCGCGACCACGAAGGCACGGCCGATATCGTCGTTCACCAGATCCGACGAGCGCAGCGCCACCGGCAGCACCGGCAGCAGCACCGACCAGTAGGGGATCGACGAGTCGGACGGCAATTCGCCATGGCTGCCGTTCGCCGCCGACAGCACGGAGGCGGGCCAGGCGCCGAGCAGCGGCGTCGCCGTCGCCCGCGTCACCCCGCCATAGCTGCCCGCCCCCGCCGCATTCGGCGCGGCCGGGCGCATGAAGCTCAGGGTGCGACTCGCCTGCACGCAAAGCGGCGGCAACATCGGCTGCAGCGCGGCAATGAAGAACACACCGGCCGGCCCAGAGAGATAGTCGCCCACCTGGGTATACGCCGCGTCGAACACGCCGTACCAGAGCGGACGGCCGAACCGGCCGGGGCGACGATACTTCTCGTCCTCGGCGTTGAAGCTCGCCGGCAGACTCATCAGCCGGTTGCCGGGTGCGGTCGGGTTGTTCACGCCCCGCGGCCGCAACAGATCGTGCGGTGCGCCGAGGCGCAGCGCCGCCTGCCCGCAGCCGCGATTGATGCGATCCTGAATGACGCAGGGCTGCATCAGACGATCAGCCAGAGCCCGGCCTGCTGCAGCCCATCACCCGGCGGCACGCCGAGAAACGCGCACAGCCGCCGGCACCACGCATTCATCAGCCGCGTGCGGTCACGCACCTCGTCGCGGTTGTGCGTCCAGACCGCGGCCTGGTCGGTGTCGAGATTGTCGCCCGCGGCCGGCACCGCGGCTTCCAACGCGTTCAGCGTCACGAGATACTGCGAAACGACCGCCAGCTCGGCGTCGGACAGGTTGGTCATCCGATACTCGAGCGCGCCATAAGCCTGGTAGAAACGCCAGCCCATGTTGCCGGCAACACCCGCGCCATAGGCGGGATAGCCGCAGAAACGCCGCACATCGGTGCGCTGCGCGTCGGTGAGAGCCATCGGGTGACAACTCCTGCGAAGAGACCAGGGCTCCGCCCTGGACCCGGTAAGGGGCTCTGCCCCTTGCATCCCCGCCAGAAGGCAGTCGCCTTCTGGACATCCATTCGT